GGAAAATCTACAGATCTTTGTTAATCAGGCAGTCTAAACTGCCCGCAGGAGGGGAGGCACACGCCATCTCCAGCCGAGTGTGGCCTTTTGAGTGGTGCTGAAGTGTTCCAGGAGCCTGGCCCGCTGCCGAGGTTCCAAAGCCATCATGGCTTGCCACATGTCATCGGTCCCAAGCAGCTCCGGAGGCAACCCAGCAGCCCTCGCTGCCGCACGCGCAGACAGGACCAAGTCCCTCTTCAGGCCCGCCCTCCATCGGTTAGGTGGCACTGGAGGCCAATGAACATCATACGTGTAAGGCCTCTGAGTTCGGGTTGGCCACACTTCGCCTGCACGCATGTCGTAATCATTCTGCAACCAGTTCTTGGCAACATGCCGGTATGATTGCCAACCACGTTCTGCAATTACAGATTCACGGCGGTGGTCGTCCAAGGCCCTCCACACTCGTTCTTCCTTGATGGTGCTGTCCCGAGCGCTGTGCATTGGCAACCCAATTGGAGGCCTGGGCTTCCCTACTTCTGGCACGGTCTGGCCATCATTGGTACCCCACAATGGGTGCCCGCCTTTACCAGCTTGTCGGAATTGCCACCACTCTAATCGCACTAACTTCCCATCATCGCCCTTGACTTGCATCAAGTAGTTAAGTACCTCTATTGCTAGCCGTTGTCCAATATCATGTGGCACTCCTCCAATGACCATGTCCCACACGTGGTCACTAATGTCTTTAATTGTGGAACCGAGATTCCGCACTGGGTCTTTGTACCAATTACCCGAACAGAAAGTTAGGATAGTATTTGCCACTGGGTAGCATGGCAGCTGGCCTGGCATACGCATGAGCTGAAGGAATTCGTCATGTTTCCAGGACAGCAGCCCTTTGCTAACCTGTGATTCGAATCCAAGCGCATCTGCAACCAAGGTGTGGCACACTGCAGCATGCCAGTCTGTGTATGCTAGGGTTTCATCATCGCCACATATGCGCTCCTTGTATGTAACTCCAGCCTGTCCAAACAATCCAACCATCGTGCGTTGTACACATCGGAGGTAAGCCAAGTGTAGTATGGTGTTGTCCCGTGCTGTATTCCTATGCCCAGACCAAAGTCCACATCTGACCTGGACATCACCTTCAGGCGTGGTGATGTGCGCGTTGTTATATGACTCACTCACCCACAGATGTGCTCGAACTTTGTCCTGCGCCCACTTGTCCGGCACATGCCTCCATTCATCAGCCAAACATTCATCAACAAGCTGCAACGACCTCAGCGAGTGTAAAATATTGAAGTTCGTATAATCATTGCTGACCCTCCACATCCCTGGTCCAACATCGAAGCTGACCCACTCTGACACGTCACTAGGGGTTTGCTGCAGCACCATGCCACCAAGTTTGGTTGATCCCTCAATGTGTACCGAGGCATAGCCAGCTATGAAGGAAGCAGTGTCATCCAGCGCTAGCAATGCCCGTTTTTTAAGCCCAGGTTCAGGCTTAGTGGAGCCACGGGCAATTGCCTTGGGTTCCCCAATGTTGGCTATCATGTCCGCCTTGGTGATAATCTCCATCACAGTGGGCTTAATAGGCCTAAGCTGCAAGTCCAGCTGTGGAACGTTGAGGTCTTTTAACTCGCGCTTGACCGCCCCCCCTTGAGAGGTTGTGCCTTTAGGAGTATTCCACCACCTTTCTTCAAAGAATTCATCTATACCACCACATTTCCATCTGATGCGCCGCACAACATGAGCAGCTACCTCCTTCAAGGTGGCGTTCCGTACCTGCCGGTACCCTTGAGTCGAGACATGACCACCCACAAATGCCCGTTTAGGCGTGGTATCCCGTGTTCGCTCGCGCAACTCTTTAGCCCAATCGGCTTCATCACTTGTACGACCTGCTAGCGAGACCAACCTCCGCAGGGAGAAAGCAAGGTTCACCTCAGACGCCCCACGTCCAAACACTTGCCCTAACCGGCGTGCTTCGTTAGCAAACGGTTTCACCGTGTCTGGCCATTCATTAAGCGGCACTCGATGGATGGGCAGGTCTTGGCAAACGTACCTGCCTGCTGGAGTGCTCATCCAAAT